GACTTCCGCCAGCGCAGCGAATGCTTGTTCACCGCGCCCGATTTCGCCCTTTGGTACAAGGTAGCTTTTGCCGCCGAAGTTCGCAGGCTCCATCATGCGCAGCGCGGCACTTGGGCCGATCAAGCGCAACAATAGGACGGCCATCGACGGCAGCTTCATAGTTAGACGCTCTCGCTTGCTTTTGCGGCGCGACGCTTTGCATCGAGCGCCAAGGCGCTGATGATCTTGGACAGGTCGGCACCGTCGCAAAAGTTGATTGAATCTTTCTTGCAAAGCTTCTTTGCAAGCGTATCGGCATAGCTCCAGGGATAGCCTGCACTGGTCAATTGCGCTTCAATCTTGCGCATGCGTGGTTGACGATCTTCGCCAACATTCGGGCGCGAGCGATCGACAGTTTTAGCCTTGGCCTTGAAACCGATTTTTCGAAAATGGGCAAGCAGCTTTTCGCGACCGCAACTATCCAATTCTGCCGCGCTGGTCTTGCCGGTGACGGCAAGCATGATGCTACGATATTCGTCATCAGCCAGCGCCAAGGTTTTCTTGGCGACATGGATTTTTGCAAGTTCGCGCTTGCGGATTGCTTCTGCGTCCTGCGGTTTCATGCGTTGCATTATTCCTCTTGTCGATTGGTACGGCTGCTCATCAGTGCCAGGCCACCACGCCAGGCAGATCGGGCAGACAATCGCTGCCCGATTTCGCTTTACTTCTTCTTGCTACCCTTCTTGGCCGGTGGCGCGTTGGTCGCATCCTTCAACGCCTTGGCCGCGCTGAACTTCGGCGACTTCTTCGCGGCGATCTTGATTGCTTCGCCGGTCGCCGGATTGCGGCCAGTGCGCGCTGCCTTGTCGGCAACGCTGAACTTGCCCAGGTCGGCAATACTCAATTCATCGCCTGCACGCAAGGTATCGTGGATAGTCGTTACCAAGGCGTTCAAAACGCTTTCCGCTTGCGCCTTGGTGACTTCGGCTTCGGTGGACAGGTGTTGGATCAATTCTGCTTTTGTGATGCTCATGTTTACTCCGTTAAATGATTGCCGGTGACCGACCGGCGCGGTTGTTAATCGTTGTGCTGCAATGTTGGTGCTGCGGCTGCCATGGATTCTTGACTTGCTCCATCGCGTATCTGCGTGTTGCTTACTATCGTTACGCCTAGCTCCAGCATTTGCTCGCGGATAAAATACAACTGGCTATCGAAAAATCGCTTCTGACATGGCACCGCGTCTTTTAACAACTCTACAACGCGCAATCCCTTATCTGCTGGCAATAGGAAGTCTTGATAGCCGATAGTCACGCAACATGTCGAAACCTTCTTTGGTGATCTTGTCGCCATGTCAGACCGCCGCAAAGTCTAGGCTGATCGGCGCGTATTGCTCCGTATCCCCGACTCGCTGGTAGAAGCGCACATACTGCTTGCTGCCGACTACCTGTACAGACTCACCTATCGCAGTCATGGCGCGTTGCCAGCGTTCATCCTTGATTTCCAGGCGGCGCAATCCGAGAATGCGGCCTGTATTGAGATTACCCTCCCGATCAGTCTGAAACGCTTGCTGTACTAGGACTTTGATTTCGGGGCTGCTACCCTGGCTCCATTCGTTGATGCAGTCGTCAATCAGTGACTTGGCCGCTTGCAAGCGTTCGTCAAACGTGATGTTGTCGGCGGTAGCGACCTGCACTTTGTAACGACCGTCATAGCTCACCAGTGTGACGTTGCCTTTCTTTCCGCCCAGGTTTGCGCCGTACTGCTCCGCCGACAGTTGAACGAAAGCCGCGACATCGCCAAACACGCGCAGCTTGAATTGTGCGAGTTGTTCGCTCATCGTCTTGGCCGCCGCGATGAGTTCTTGTGTCAGCGTGTCGCGGGCAAGGTCGATAGGTTTAACGATGCTTTGCGGCACAAGGCGGCCTTGCGCGTCCTGCAAGTAGCCAGTGGGGATAATGTGTTGCGTGGTCGGATTCATTCCGTCGCCTTTCTGTTTGTTAGTTGGTTCAACTGTTCTCTGATGTGGTGTGGCATTTCGCGCTTGGGCAACGTCGCATCCAGCTTTACCGGCCCGCCGTGCTGTGCTGTGACGGGACGACCCGGCAGCGATCCAAGCCCTGCATGACCGGCGCGCTGTTTTTCGGTGACAGTTTCTGCGGCGGCCTCGCTCTTGTTGGCGTAGCCCATGACCACTTCAAGCAAATAACCGTGCGACGTTAGCGGCAAGCGCAATCCGCTGGTGCCGTGGGCGCGGTTGACGACTTCCTCCATCCCTTGACGCCAATAGTCCACTGGTGCCGCCCAGGTACGGCCTGCGCGCTCAATTGTTGCGGGCCGGATCATTTCCACCAGTTCATTGGACAGGCTGGCGACGCGTTCATAGCGCAACGCTGTCTTGGCCGGGGCGAACAAGGTCACGTAGGAAAGCAGCGGGCGCAGCAACTTGCGTCCCTCGCTATGGGCATTGACCAGGGCGAGCATGGCATCACGCACGCCCTGGTGCGCAAATACGACATCCCAGGTCAGCGCGTTACGGCAGACAGGGCAATCGAACGTGGGCAAGTGCGACATGGTTTCAAATTCCTTTCAATGCGGTTTGTCTTTTTTTAACGATGCAGCGAAAACGATGCGGCGGGCCGACATGCTTTCCAGGATCGAACGAACCATTTCATAATCATTTCTGTCGTGTGCATCGATGATCTGGCCGAAACTCAATTGCTGGTTATGCGCCACGTTGACGATGCTATGCAGCCGCAACGACAAATCCATGATGCGCCCGTTGGCTTGACGCAATTCGACTTTCAGCGTCTTGATGTCGTTGATTTCGTCCGGGTTGCGCAAAGTTCTGGCAATTGCGTCAGTCATTTTTTTCATTGCTGCATCTCCTTCCAGGACACGCAACAGCCGTCGATATCGATGCTGACCACGGCTTCACCATTACCCAGGCGGCGCGTTGATGTGCCGCCTTTTGGGGCGCGCAGATTTGCCGCCGTTGCGCCATCGATACGAATCGACAATTGACTATCCAGTTTCGCTTCCAACACTTTGCAACCGAGTTCGCGCAACAGTCGCAAGACGCTGTTTTGCAAGCCGATGCGTTGTGTTTGCACTGCTGTAAATACGCGGATACTTGGCATGATCGTTGCGATATTTCCTTGCGTTGTTTGGTTTCTCATACATACTCCTGTGCTATCTGCGGTGCGCCGACTTCTGGCAGCGGCAACGTGACCGTGTCGATGATGCCTGCTTGCTGCGATTTTTCCTTCGGCGCGTCGCCTGGCTGTTTGCTTGTTGCCCTAGCCCGCTTGGTGGATCGAACCGCGATCACGTCTGCCCTTGGCATTTCCGCGTCAGGCTTGAACGGGCAAAGCTGGCAAGCCTGCCATTGCTGCATTTGACGCGGATTGTGTGTCGGCGCAGCGCGCAATGCCGTGCTGCGGCAATGATCGATGCCGACTTGTCCATTGGTATGCGGGCATGTCAACTGCTCATAGACGCGACGATAAGCCAACTCGATATTTTTGGTACTGGCTTTCCCGTTACCGTATGGGCCGCAGCCATTGCAGATTTGGGAAATGCTCGCACGGTCGAAGCCCAACTTTCGCGCCACGGCTGTTTTACTGGAGCGACGGACTTCGTCCATCAGTCCAGCAAACCATGCCGTTTCCATGTAGGGCTGGCGTTCGATCTGGCTGTCCGCACTGGTGTCAGACTGCTTATTGATCATCGTCCAACTCCATTTTCTCTTGCCATACGATCATATTCAGATTCGGGTCAAACACGGTTTTGGTGCGTTGGATCATTGGCGCTCTGCGTCCGGTATCCATTGCATGATTCAGGCGGTAGCGCGCTGGAAGCGCCTTGCGACCCTTCACCGCAGGTTGCACGCATTGCAGGTATCCAGCAGATGCCAGGGCCAGCATGTATGTCTTGGCGCTCTGTTCCGATATTGGATTGCGCTGTGTTCCTGCGAACGCGGCAAGCTGCCGATAATCCACAGATTCCATTTTGAACATACGACGCAACGTTCCCCACATCGCCTCATTGCCACCGCCCTGCGTGACTTCTTCGCCGGTCTTGGTCAGGCGTGGTGCTTCCGCCCCGTTGTCACGGATCAGGCGGTAGGTACGTTTAACGCATAGGGTGTTGATCTTCTCTTCAGACACAACCTCGATGTATCCTCCCACCTCCAGGACTTGCAGGAAGTCGCGCACGACGTCCTTGGTAACGTCACCATGCTCTACGATCTCGTCAGGGACAAAGCCGTCGCGTCGCTGGCGGATCGCTTCCCATGCGCGTTGACGCGGTGTCTTGCCGCCGGTCATTTCCATATGAATAGGCTTGCGTGGCATGCTTAAACCCTCCGCTCCGGCGCTCGGTCACTCGGTAATGCAATGCTCGCCAGTGCGGCCCCGGTGACTTCATCAATTGCGTAAGTCTGGCAATGCTCGTGAATCACGGTCAAGTAATTGACCACGCGACGCACGCTGCCCTTGGAAGAAACCACAAGCCTGTTTAACGCATCCGTGTCAATGGCAACACCAGGGCAATAGATCGGGGCCAGCTTGATGGTGTCTTCCATCGAAACTTTTTGCGCGGGTGCCCAAGTGGACACGCGGGAGTGAAAACGTTCCCAATGTTCCAATTTTCGCGGCAACAGTTCTTCGCCGACCAGCAGCAGCGACCCCTGCGAGCCTTCGTAGATGTCGCGGGTCAATTCAACCAGCTTGTCATTTTTGGTCGCGTGGTCGAACTCATCGATAATCAGAGTGCGGCGCGACGCGGACAACTGTTGCGTCACCATGTCGAGCAACTTGGATACGGTCGCTTTGCCGTGCGCGATGCCCATTTCAGACAGAATTTTTTCCAGCAAGTCCTTGCTGCGCCAAGCGGACAGCATTTGCACGTAGTAGGCGCGGCTCTCGTTGGCAAGTGCATTTGTCGAGAACGTTTTGCCCCAACCCGATGGGCCGTATAGCACGCCGATCCCAGGCACGCCAGCACGACGACCGTTCAACCGTTCCAGCGTGGCCGCTACCATGTCTAGGGTGGCGATATTGGCGATTCCGCCGACTGGACGATGCATAGTGTTGAATTCTGAATTGCGTGTTGCGTTGTTTTTGTTCATAATCCGATTCGTTCGTTTCACTTAGTTGTTTTAAATTCGCCCATCACGGTGCCAGCCGTGCCGGGAACATCCGACGCCGCCAAGCTCTCTTGGTGGCGTTTGATCATTGATGCATGCTCTGCTGTCTGCGGATAGGTGCCGTACCATTTGGTAAGTTTGGCGTCGTCAATCGTTCCTCCTAGCGTTAAAAGTTCATCCAGTTCCAACCATTTCCTAAACCGCAGTTGCGGCGATTCCGGGATAACCGAAACATTTGTCGGTTCGACTTCTACAGGCGTGTCGCGCTCTGATTGACGCCGATCCATGATCGCTTGCAAGTTGCCTGGCACCGTGTTTGCAGCGACAGGACTTGCTATTACTCGCATGCCTTCTGTATGTGCAATGGCGCGATTTCCTGCTGTCGAATTGGCGCTGTTTTCCAGTGCTACCGGCGCGTCGTAAATCTCGCGCTTCGGCGGGCCTTCCAACTCGTCCAGCACTTCCTGGCGCTTGGCATCCAGACGCGACAAACGGCCTTCGCTGCGCTTTCTCGCTGCTTGTTCCAGGAAGGCTTCCGGGAAGTAAGCACGCTTGTTTGCTTCAAATTCAGCGATACAAATGAAACGGCCTTGCGTGTCATATATCCAAACTTGGTCGGCGTTGTGGATGTCATATGCGACACGCACGAATTCGCCGTGATACTCGGTAAGGGCATGCGAGAAATACTGGTTATTGAAAAGTCGCACTTCGCCACGCAAGACTTTTGCTTCCTTCATCGGACGGAACAACTCGCGGGAATCTTCCGGCGTGATGGTCGCCAGTTGCGCACCCGCGTTGACGCCGTCTGCCCATGCCTCATTTGGTGTCATGTGTCGCTTGCGGCCTAATTCCGCGTCATAGACCATTTTGAGACTGCGATGCGGGCGGTTGTTGTAGCGGTCGGCGTGTGCTTTCACGAACTCAAGAAAACGTAGCCAGGGCATCAGATATTTGCTGGTGCCGCCAGCCTTGATCGCCTTGCGGGTGATTTTGAAAACCTTATTTTTGGCTTCGGCATCCATATCCTTGCCCATATAGGTAGGCAATTCCTTGGCCGCACGCACCCAAATGTCACGATGGCCTTTTTCCACGATGCCGCGTGCCTGGGAGTTGTAGGCTATCGAATGCGTCATCGTGAAGCCCAGGCGCGATGCCATGCCCGTACCGGATTGACTCATCATTGCGTTTTTGTAGCCAGAACCGTTATCCACATAGAACACGGAACATATCCCGCCTGTTTCGCATGCATGGCGCAGGGCATCAAGCACGGCCAGCCCGCTTTCTGCCAGGTCGATACTCCAGCCAACTAACCGGCGCGTGGCGGTGTCGCGTACCGTCGTAATTTCAGGGCGGAACGGCTTGCCGTGCGCCGGATGCGCCACCTCTGCATCAAATGTATGGCCGTCCGCGCTGTAGACTTCGGCGGGCCATAGCATGCTGCTGTCACGGCGAATAAAGGGCTTGATATTCTTGATGTCACGCTGGCCCATACGTCCGGTCATCGATTCGACATTGCCCATTCGCTGCATAAAGCGGCGGGCGCGATGGTATAGCTGCTGCTCATTGATGCCATGCCGAGGCGCGATCTGCTCCACCGCCCATGCCAAGCTAGGCTTTTGCGGGCGCTGGTATTCGGCTAACAGATCAGTAGCCCAAACGGGGATTTGCGCAACCGCATGCTGGTCTTTTGGTGCCAGAGCGTTCACGGCTTGCACAGTGCCGACCGCGCTACTTGCCTTGTAAGTCGAAAACCAGTCATAAATGGTGCGGCGGCTCAACGTGCGCTTGCCTTCGCGACCGGATCGGGCGTTTGCGACCGGCACCAGTCTTGCCAGATGTTCAGGCAATGTGCCGTCCTGGGCCATGATGACGACTTTCAGGATGGCTTTTTCACGTCCAACAACCTGCGCAATGCGTTCAACTTCTTGCAACAAGGCGACACGCGCTTCCGCGATTCGCTTCTGCCAGTCTTTTAACGCGCCGGATTGGGTGGAAACCGTTACAACGCCACGCGCTTCGCGCACAACGGACGGCATTTGAATTGTCGGCTGAGTGGTCGCCGCAGAAAGCGATGGAGACTGCGCCAGAACCTGCTCAAGCATCCGGGCCTTGATTGACGCCATAACCTCGGCTGGCGGCGCAAATTCGCGACGTCTGCCACCGACGCCTGTACTTTCGATAAATGCCCATCCTTCGCGTTCGGACTTAGCTAAAACTTTGCCTTTGCTACCAGGAACGCCCGGCAATTGCATAGATGCTAGTTCCGCCGCGCTGTAGTAGCTTTTTATTTCGACCTGATTCATTCCATCGCACCGAATAGTTCTTGTTCTTGCTCAACCGCCTTGAGGACATTGATTTGCCAATAAGCAATATGAATAAGCGTTCCGTTAAGCGTGTCAACTGTTCCGCTAACCGACTCGACAAATCCAAATTGTCTTTTTTTCATTGTCATTTCGTGGTGTGTGTGGAACACTTAGATAGCGTTAAAGTGTGTTGTCGCCTATGATTCAGCCTATGGAAATAGCTTAAGGAGTGGGCTGAAAGAATTTCCGATTTAAGGACGGCGTAAAGTTACGCTTTTCGTAACGGCTGGGCCAGATTGTCTCGGGTGCAAGGTTTAACGCACTTGCGATGATGCCTTCGGCCTTCAGGTAAGGCACATCTAAAGCGGTTTTAAGTGTTCCGGCGCTTAGTCCATTTTGGCGTGACAATTCGCGTAACGACCAGCCCGCTTTGTGCAGCGCTGCAACAATATCCGCTCTATGCCAATCCGTTGGGGCGGTTTTTTTTGGGGTGTTTTCTACGCTCATAACTAAATACCTTTCTGTTAGTTGATGGGCGTATCTTAAGTGTTCCTAAGCGTTCCGTCAATAGAAACATAGGAACACTTTAAACTTATGTCTATTGAAGAATGTTCGATTTAATGCATTGATTTACATATGAATTTTATGAGTGTTCCGCTTTTTATTCATTAGGCTAAAAAGGGAACGCTTAAAGCGAGGTAAGTGTGCCGACAAAAGAACTGCATTCCGCATCCGAGATAGCCGCTATGCAACTCCCAGGATTGCCAAAAACGAAAGCGAGAATCATCGACCGAGCCGCGAATGAAGGCTGGTCGTTTGAAGAGATAAAAGGGGTTGGTGGCACCCGCAAAGTCTACGATGTGCCTAAAAAATACCTTGCCAGCAGTGTCGTTTCAGGCGAAATGCCGATAGACAACCCGAACACAGGTAGGGTGATTGGCACCATCGCTGGCGGCAAGGTTGATCCCAAGCTACTAGAAACAGTAATTCGTGTGATGGACGAATGGGCTATCGAGCAAGATATTTCTTGGGTGCCTGAGCGAAAAGCCTCTATTGCTGTACTACTTTATGACTATATCGACAAGGGCGCAAGCGACGAAGATGTAACAAGGCTGTTACAAGCTGTTAAATAATTGTTTACATATCCCATATTTATGGGATGTGGTTTCCTTTTGGAAATGTTATTGTTTGGCAAGTTTATAGTAATGCCAAATAGCAATAATGATAAGAAATGACGACGAGATCGCCACTCGACTGAGAGAGGCGCTTGCCGGTGCAATTGAACAAGTTCCATCTGGAACGCTGCAAATACTTAGACGGACACGCGTGGGGAATCATTTCCCTGCGATGCAGTCTGCAAATGATGCTGTTTTTAGCTCTGGCGGTGAAGCGACACCCGACGAAATAGATAAAGGGCCATCAACTGGCCCTTTATGTGCAGAATCCCCCGCAAAATTTGTACAATCCGCCGATTTGCGCCGTGGTGATTTGCACTGCACGCAATCTGCTAACTATTCCCTGCGAGCCTAAGACTGGCGCGGCCTTTCCGGCTTTTTCCCGGCTTTTCCCGTTTCTTCCCATGTGCAGAAGCATTCACCCCCTCACAGTCGCTCCGCATTTGCTTCATGTATCAGGCTCCTCAGACTGATATTCCACCGATTCGCCTCGTCCTTG